TTTGCTGACCAATAACAGGAGGTCTAAATGGCTGGTTCTGATGTAAGATCAAAGCGTTTGACTGCCACTGGTTCTGTTGGTGTTGGTCCTGCGCGAATTCGTCAGATACAGGTTTTGACCACGACAGGAACTCCGCGCCTAACCATTACCGACGGTAATGGCGGCGCTACCGTTCTTGATCTGGATTTTCTTGCATCTGATACACACTCAGTAAACATTCCCTCAGATGGTATTCGGGTTTCAGATATCTATATATCTGCTTTTACCGCGTGTACCGCTGTGACTGTGTTCTACAACTAAACGGAGGCTCAGATGGCTCGTGAAGTTAGTTCTATCTACACTGTAGGAACTTCCGATCCGTTTGAGTTTCAATTAGCCCGTGGACAAGTTGATGGCGGGGATAATCTGTAATGGCTATGACTAAGGACGTGACCAGAACTCCTTCCGGAAGAATTAAATATCGGGGAGAAACTTTTCCTGGTTTTAATAAGCCAAAAAGAACCCCCGGTAAACCTAAGAAAAGTGCGGTGTTAGCTAAAAAAGGTGACCAAATTAAATTGGTTCGTTTTGGCGATCCGAATATGTCTATTAAAAAAGATCAACCTTCTAGGAGAAAAAGTTTTAGGGCGCGTCATTCTTGCGATACGGCCAAAGACAATTTTTCTGCTCGATATTGGTCTTGTAAAGCATGGTGATATAAATGAATCAACTTACCCCTGAAGAAGTATTAAGTAAATTAGCACATCATGAAATGCAATGTAACATCCGTTATCAGAACATTGAAAGACGGTTGGATTCGCAAAAAGAGGATTTAAAAGGACTGAGCAATAAATTGTGGTTCTTAGTTGTTTTAATTATTGTTACGCCAATGGCTCATCGTCTTTGGGGTTAGTGTGGGATCTAGAGTAAAAACAGGATCAAACTCAAAACCTTGCGGATTAACGTACTATAGAAAAGGTGGCGAGGTTTCTAGCAAATCAAAGGGTAGTAAAATATGTCCGGAAGGAAAAGCTTGGGCAAAAAGAACTTTTGATACTTATCCTAGCGCCTACGCTAATTTAGCCGCTTCAAAGTATTGTAAAGATCCAAATTACGCTAAGAAGTCTAAAGGCGGAAAGCGAACAGGCCAGTAATGGGTAAGTTGCAAGATTGGGTAGATGAGGAATGGGTTCGTATAGATAGCTCCGGTAACATTGCGGGGGCTTGCGGTACGTCAAAAAACAAAAAGAATCCGGATCGTTGCTTACCTAAAGCTAAAGCAAAAAGTTTAAGTAAAGAACAAAGAGCTTCTACTGCAAGAAAAAAGAAACGAGAAGGCGCTAAAGGCAAGCAGGTTGTAGCAAACACCTCGTCGGCAAAAGTAACAAAGATGCAAAGCGGAGGAGCGGTTATTGCTAGAGGCTGTGGAGCGGTTTTAAATAAAAGAAGAAAATTAACCAGCGGAGCTGTTAGTTAATTATGCGATTAGAGTTTATAGGCGATCCTTTAGAAAAATCAATAGCACAGGAGATTATGTCTTGGTCTAGCACTGTTTTAGAAAAGCCAAACAAGTTTTTTAACGGTCTGCCACCTTGCCCTTATGCAAAACAAGCCTGGATGAATGATAAGGTTGCTTTTGTTTTTAAAAAAGAAAAAACGTACCAAGATTTATATTCGGTTATTTCTTGTTTTGACGATAAATTTGATATAGCCATATTAGTAGATTTAAACAATCATAAAGATTCCGAGGAGTTTCATGATTATTTAAATGAATTAAATACGGCTATTTCTAAGGGTTGGTTTATTGATAAAGACATTTGGGTAATGGGCTTCCACCCAGATGATGACGCTACTGAGTTTGCCGAAGAGGCTGATTTTGAAGCCTTAGTGGAGGTAGAGTACTCTATGATTTTTATTCAAAGGCTGTCAAAATTGCAAGAATCATCACATAGAATAAAGAAAAACGGGTATTATGATAATTATGATGAGGAGTATAATGCTTCTCATATTTTTAAACGTAGAGAAGAACTTTACAGGAGATTACAAAATGGCAATGGCCCCTAAAAAGATGCGCGGTGGTGGCATGGTTAAAAAGATGCGCGGTGGTGGCATGGTTAAGAAAATGAAAGAAGGCGGAGATGTGTCAAAAATGACTGTATCCGAACTCCGTAAAGAAGCTAAAGAAAAAGGTTATAAACTAGTTAAGGCTTAATTATGGCTACTTCAGGGAGCAAAGATTTTGAGTTAGATGTGGCCGACTACATCGAAGAAGCTTTTGAGCGTTGTGGCTTAGAGGTTAGGACAGGTTACGACCTAAAGACAGCTAAACGTTCTCTTAATCTAATGCTTGCTGATTGGTCTAATCGTGGTTTAAATCAATGGACTATTAAACAACGATCTTTAACTTTGACGGCGAATGACGGCGAATATAACCTGTCTTCGGATGTGATTGATGTTTTAAGTGTTGTTGTTCGGGTTTCTGACACAGATTACTCTCTTATTCGTTTAAGTAGAGATGACTACATTACGATACCTACAAAAACGAGCACAGGACGACCTAATCAGTTTTTCTTAGACCGACAAATAACGCCAAATTTAAAATTGTGGCCTGTTCCGGATAGTAGCACTACCTATACCGTGTATTACGATGCGCTTACCCGTATGGACGATGCGGATATATACACGAATACGATGGACATGCCTTTTAGGTTTTACCCGTGTCTTGCCGCAGGGTTAGCTTATTATTTGTCTTTGAAGAAAAACCCACAAAGAACACCCTTATTGAAAAGTGTTTATGAAGAAGAGTTTCAAAGGGCCGCTGAAGAAGATCGGGACAGAGCTTCGTTTAATGTTGTACCTAATGTTGGTTACTACAGGTAATGGCTAAGTTTGCCTCAGGTAAAAACTCTTGGGCCATCTGCGATAGATCGGGGTTAAGATATCGGTACAAAGTAATGCGGAAAGAGTGGAATGGCTTGTTAGTCGGTCCGGATCAATACGAGCCCAAGCACCCTCAATTAGGCCCTTTTAGAAAAGTGGTAGATCCACAAGCGTTAAAAAACGCCAGACCAGACCGGGTAGAACCTATGGATGTCTATGTTGGAATACCTACTGTAGAAAATGAAAATTTAAGGCCAGCCACAGGATTTACGCAAATTGGTTTGGTTACGGTGACTACCTCATGAGTTTTACTTATGCTCAGTTAAAACAAGCGATACAGGATTACACGGACAACGATGAGACTTCGTTTGTAACTAACTTAACTATTTTTATTCAACAGGCGGAAGAACGTATTTTAAAGAACGTTCAATTAAGCTTATTTCGTAAAAATGTCAGTGGAACGTTGTCTTCTAGCAATAAATATTTAGCTTGTCCTTCTGATTTTTTGGCTCCGTTTTCTTTGTCTTTTGTAGACGCTAATAGCGATCATCAATTTTTAGAGTTTAAAGATACCGATTTTGTACAATCGTTTAACCCGAATGCCGCTACTACAGGTAATCCTAGGTATTATGCGGTTTTCGACATAAATAACTTTATTATAGGTCCGACTCCAAACGCAGCAAGCGTTATTGAATTACATTATTTTTATAGACCCGCTAGTTTAACGGCGGGTTCCGATAGTGGCACTACTTGGTTAAGTGAAAACGCTCAAATTGCCATGCTTTATGGAAGTTTGTTAGAAGCGTATACTTATATGAAAGGTGAGCCAGACTTGGTAGCGCTTTATGAGAAAAGATTTGGGGAAGCTTTAGTGGGTATGAAAATGTTTGGTGAAGCTAAAGAAGTTACGGATGAATATAGGGTTGGAAAAATTATTAGGGCTAAACAATGAGTATTTCAGCCTTGCATTTAGACATTGCGCCTACTTTTAAAGTAGATGTAAAAACAACTGAAAACAGGGGTTTTACTCCGGAAGAAGTTGCAGAACGGTGTGCAGACAAAGTAATATCAATTTCAGATACCGCAAATCCGATAATACGCGATCAAGCACGGGTTTTTAAAAATCATTTAATTAAGGTCCTATCTGTTTATATGAGAGAAGCCATTAAAAGTGATAGAACTACAGTTTATAATGCTTTATTAGATGCGGGACATAAAGATTTAGCTGAATTAATAAGGAGAATGTAACATGGCTTTTACCGGTAATTTCATGTGTACCACCTTTAAAAAAGAATTAATGTTTGGCGCACACGACTTTGATTCCTCGACAGGGGACACTTTAAAAATAGCGCTTTACACCTCATCGGCTACTTTAGATGCGTCTACCACAGCTTACGCGGCTACTAATGAATCTAGCGGAACAGGGTATTCGGCAGGTGGTCAGGATTTGACTAATGTAGACCCTAGCGTCAGTGGCACTACCGCATTTACGGATTTTGCCGATGAAACGTGGTCGTCCTCTAGTATTACAGCTAGAGGCGCTTTGATTTACAACAGTACGCCTAACACAACGTCCATTGCTTTAACCAATCCTTCGGTAATAGTGCTTGATTTTGGGTCAGATAAAACCTCTACGACGGGGGACTTTACGGTTGTTTTTCCAACTGCTGACGCAAGTAATGCCATTATAAGGATCGCGTAATGGCTGATGTTGTTGCCGCTTACAAAGGCTGGGATAGTTCAGCTTCTGCTTGGGGCGACAGCGGTTGGGGTCAGGATAACGCTTTAACAGGCTTAACCGCGTCAGTAGGTGCGGTTACTGCTTCAGCCAACGCTGAAGCAACTGTTTCAGGGCTTCAAGCAACAAGTGCTTTTGGTTCTGTAACGGTTATAGGTGAATCAAATGTACCAGTTACCGGGTTAGCGGCTACCTCGGCAGTTGGCGGTGTAACGGTAACTGCCGCAGCAATTGTAACAACTACTGGAGTTTCCGCCACATCGGCGGTAGGTTCGGTCACAGGTCAAGGTGGCGTAAAAATATTTGTTACAGGATTGTTTATGACCACTTCG